CTTTGGTTTCCATAACATGGCCTATTTCCATGAAATGTTTGTCGGTTGAGAATGGCGGCACTGGAACCGCTTCGGAAATGGCTGTCCCAGCTGCTACAGAATCAGCCGCTACTGAGTTTCTAGCGAAATCATGTCTTGATGGTGTATTGCCAAATAAAACCTCGGCTTTTCCAGAAAAAACTATTCTAATCTGCCCGCCGTCCGCCACTCCAGCATCATAAATAACGCCAACCGGATCTGGATCATCTATGCCTATGGTCTCCACGGCATTGTCCACAGACGAGCTAACCTCGATAATCTGACCTTTAACAGATGCGCCGCCAGTTTTATTGATAACCCAATAAGCCACCCCGCCTTCAGGCGTGATCTCTACAGCTTGCCGTCCGTTGCCGGTTGTCATGCGTCAACCCTCACTGACCCCGCCGCGCCTACCGCCTTAACATAATAATCAATGGCCGCGCCGGACTGCACTATTTCCTCGTTTGGCGAATCACTGAACATAAGAGCGGCGGTGCTGTCATCGGTCGGGGCTGACGCGCCGGTTAATACAAATGTCTGCCGGTACAAATTCGGGGCCACAGATAGCCGGTGGATAGTAGCGGTGGTTACCCCGCCTGCTGCTGTCACCTTAACCCAAGTGTCCTTTGTGCATGTTTTTATGACCGGGGCTGCCATGATTAATCCTCCTGTTTTTCTTCTTTTTCTTCTGCCGCCTCGGCCATTGCTGCGGCCTGGGTGAACGGTAGTGTTTCATATTCTTCGTAAATTCTGTTGTTTATTGCGATATTATCAGCCGCACTCATGCCGGTATGTTGCTGGGACTCGCGCTCGACATTGGTGACGCCAATTTCAAGATTATCACGGCGGGCCTTGGCCAGCTTGCCGGGGTCAATATCAGGTACAGGTGCGCCGCGCCAAGTTGACTTGAGCCATGCGGCCCGGAGGCGGGGATCTGACCAGCCGGGAGCGGAAACACGACCTGCGGCGATTTCACCGGCAAGCCACATTTCCTCGACCGGATTGTGGTATTCTGCATCGTTGTCGGCCCGGTCAACTTCGATTACCCGGTACGCCAGGAGCAAGGTAGCCCGGCTGGCTGAAAATGAGTTGCCGAATTTCATAAACACCATCTCAAGCGGCATCCCAGAGACTACCGACATGGCAGACAGGAACGCGTCTTGAAATTTATCATAGCCAGTGCCTGGAGAATTGGGATTAGCCAGCTTGATTTTTGCGCCCTTGGTGAGCGACTGAATAAATAGACTGCCGGGAACGTTGAAAGAGGCTTCGGGGAGAGAATAACACGCCACGTCTGAAACAAGGCTTGTGTCATCGTCTGCGGTGGCTTCGTTGCTGAAATTTGATCCAGCCGGACCCACCCCGGCGGTGGTCAGGTTATTGTCGAAAATCGGGATCGTGTCTTCATCTGCGCTCGGCTCAATCCAGCCGACCGGCATAGCCTGATTGATGGCCTGCTTGATATGAGCAAGAGAGAAGTCAGTAAAATTCTCAAGGTCTTGGAGGATGGGGGCCAGCTTGGTATATCCGCGCCCCTGACCGGCATATTCTGGACGGAAGCCGTGAAGCATGAAAATACGGCCTGATTTCGGGCCTTTTGCTTTGACTTCTACATCTTTATATTGGCCTTCCTTATTCTTTACCCATATTTTAAAGCCTATCTCTCGGCCCCGTTCGTCTCGGATGATACCGTCCTGATTGGCTTGGAATCCGTAACTGGTCGTATAGGCGTAACCCCGGACCTGATCGGCATCGATAAACTCAAATTGCAGGGGATTTTGCAGTGATTTGTCGGGGGAGTAATACAGCCGAACAAAAACGTCGTTGTCGCGTTCTTTGCTCCATGCGTAAAATCGCTGCGACTGATAGAAATTCATTATCTCGGAGCGGTGCTGGCGTTTGTCCATTGCCCAGAGGTGAAAACGGGCCGACACATCTTTGGCCCATGCGGCGGCGGCGTCCTGGGTAATTCCTAAAACTGCGATATCCGGGGTTGGTTCTAGTTTAATGCCGGTTCCGGCAATGGCGTCAACTTTGCGCTCTACAATGGCCCGGCCCTGCGGGCTTTCCTGCATTGCCACCCGTGCGCCTTGCCGTAGTGCATAATGCGACAGGAATAAACCAGAGCCTGGATTAGATAGAGAATTTGGCCATTTGCCGCCGGATGAGAATGATCCGCCGAAATAGCGATCCGCCGTGCTGCCGCCGTAGAATGCTTGGGGTTGATTGTCAGCCTGCGAAGTGGGCTTGAGCCAGTTTATGATTCTATCTATAATACCGGCCATTAAACTCGCCTCCGCGCCTTCTCAGATTCATATTGACATTGCTCGTGCCGTTCAGCTCACGACTTAATCTGGCACGGCTTGATTTTAAGGCTTCGATTTCTTCTCTGATTTGTTTGGGACTGCGCCGGTCTGCTCTCTGGCTACCATCCCCAGAATCGAAACGGTATGTTTCAATCTCTGCATTGCCTAGAGAGGACAAATAGGCAGCTTGGGCCGCTGTAATCTGCTCGTCCAGAATAGATATTTCGGCCTTGATACCGGCGACTTGTGAAGGTGATAAGCATCCCATGATTATTTTTATTACCCTGTTTAAAAAAAAATGTCAAAAAAATGAAAAATATTGTTGACAGTGGTTACACATGGTTATATATTGGTGTTTAAATAGTAATTCCGATACTTTTTGATGTGTGGGCCGAAACATATTTAGATATGGCCTCTTTTACAGGGAGAATAGTTTCCGTTAAAAATGGCGGGACAAGTAGGCCCATACATTATTCTTAACTTGTAGGTGAAATTATGGAATTGAAACTGGAATATACCAAGAACCTGATCCACTGCTGGGTTGATTCTTGGGGCGCAGAAAATGTTTACGTGGCTTTCAGCGGTGGGAAGGACTCCACCGTATTGCTGGATATAGCTAGAAAGTTGTATCCAGAAGTTATGGGGGTATTTAATAATACCGGGCTGGAACTACCAGAGATAAATCATTTCGTTAAATCTTTTGCCAACATAACCACATTGCGGCCAAAGATACCGTTTCATGAAGTGATTAGGAAATACGGTTGGCCAATAATAAGTAAAGAGCAGGCGCAATTTATTCGTGAATACCGCAACACCAACTCTGACAAGTTGAGAAATATAAGGTGGAATGGCAGAGAGAATGGGCGGAGTAAAATATCTGAGAAATGGAAATTTGCCGTTGACGCCCCGTTTAAAATATCTGAGAAGTGTTGCGACAAACTGAAAAAAGATCCGGCAAAGAGATTTGAAAAATTAACTGGCAAGAAACCAATGCTTGGCGTGATGGCCGGGGAAAGCCAATTGAGAAGCCAAAGACATATTTGTAATTTATATGATGCTAAGAGGCCGGTATCTAAACCACTGTTAAGGTGGGAAGAAAAAGATATCTGGGAGTATATCAGGAAATATGATGTTGAGTACTGCGAGGTATATGACCAGGGGTGGGAAAGAACAGGTTGTATATTTTGCATGTACGGAATCCACAAGGACAGCCCGAACAGATTTGAGATGATAAAGAAACCGCACCCTAAAATTTACGACTATGTGATAAACAAGCTCGGAGCTAAAGAGGTACTGGATTACATGGGAATACCATATTAATCCCATATCCTCAAATCCCCCGGCTAACAACCGGGGGTCAAGCCGCAACCTTCAATTTAATCTCCATCTGTTCGAGCAACCATTTTTTAATCTTGCTAAGATCCTCCTCCTTAGTCCCCTGCTTCTCCGCTGCGGCCTGCGCCTTACGTGCCTGAGATTCCAGCCAGACGTCCGCAACACACAAATTGTAGCACCTGCAATCAAGGGCCTCAACCGGTCGGCCACCATTCCTAAACGACCCGTCAGTCAATAATTCCTCATTGGTCAGCATCTTAAAATAATGGTCTGGCCGGTCAAGAGGGAAATCGCAAAACGCTGGCTTCTGGTTCTTGGTTGGATCTTCTTCTCGTGGTACCGCCAATCGCTGATATACTATTTTTTTATAATGGTTGGTTGAAATCAACACATATTCAGGGTTGCCCTTACCTTTTTTAGCCAGACGATAACGGTCATAATTAAAACGGGTTTCTGAATCAACCCCCGGATCTTTCTTCTTGGCAAGCCAGCCGTCATTTATGTTCGGGTAAAAATTCCCCTGGACGCGCTCACAAAATGCGAAGACCGCCGACTGAGTTACACCGTCAGAGGCATCCATGCTGGCAATTTTAGGGATGAAAACCAGACCATCCTTGCGGAAGTATTTTAATTCCTTGTCTTCAATCCATTCGTGGAACCGTTCAAAGGCTCCCTCGTATGGTCCAGCCGTCGTGTGGCCATAAAAAATTTTATAGTCGATTGATGCCGAACGGTAAGCAGATCCAACCCCGTACACCTCCATTTCTATCCGTGGCAATTTCATTTTCCACAAATCTTTGCCCGTGGTCTTTAGTCTTGCTATTTCTGCGGTTAATTCTGCCGGTGACATTGCCTGATACTTCTCCGCGCCGCGCTGAACATCTGCCGCCATTGTCAGATACAGGATGCCATGAGGTACGGTCCCGTTTTTATATTCGCCGCGTTTCTCGTTGGGTTTTATTATCGGCCTTACTCCCTCTTCCCTATATGGTAAACCCTGCCATAAATTCCGATATGTAGGTTTCCAGAGTGGATCTTCTTCTGATCGTAGATATCTGGTATAGAATTTTGTCCAGCTTGCGAATGGGCTGTACATACTTGACAACTGATATGACCGGTGCCGCTTATCTTTAGGAACTGCGGTCGGCACCCACTTGGCATTGTCAATCCGCATCATTTCTTTTTTGTCCGAATCGAATAGCTGGCCGTTGCACTTACATTCATACCAGACATAATCAAGCCTGCCTAAATTATCATAAACCGGGCGCAACTGTTCGGCCTTCAAGACTATATCCGCGCCGCATTTCAGACATGGCACGTTATAAAATCGCTGATCGCCGTCCTCAAACTGGGGGCTGATTATTGAGTCTTCCAGTAACTTAGGGGTTGACAATTCCATCAGCTTGAAATTCTCACCGTAGGCAGCGGCCCGACCGTCCAGCAACCCAAGGAATCCACCCTCCCCGGTACTGGTTTCTTTTTTCATGGTGCCGTCAAGCTCATCGGTGACGATTATCTGATTTGATTCTGACCGCATTGAGGCCGGTGCTTGCAGGCTTGCCATTGATAGCGACCCACCTGGATACTCTTTTGAATACATTTTGTCGCCGGTCTTGCGGGATTTGGTATTGACGATCTGGGCAGATATCTTGTCACGGAATCCGCAGCTGTCGATTAACGGCTCCAGTCTCTTTGTCCATTTTTCAAGCAGGGCATTTGTAGCAGTGCAGTATAGAATCTCGGCGGGGTTCGGGTCCATGTAATAGGCGATTACATTTTCAGCCAGATAGGTAGTGGCAGCGATCTGGACACCTTTCATCATGGTAGTACGGTTGATACCGGAATACGGCCCCATATTATTCATGGGTTCGATCATGGCAGGCATGACGTTGATATCAAATATGCCTGGACGTGGTGAACCGGGGGGTAGGATTCTCCGTCCGTCGATATAGTCAGAGATAAATTCCGGCGGTGGCTCGGTTGGCTTGTTGTTGTTTAATTGTCGGAGAAATTGGTGGTCAGTTGTCATGTTTAAATTTTATGACCGTGCGCTCTGGCGTTTTTAGCTTTTATGCTTTGACGTACATTCTTGGGTGCATGTCCGACATGATACCCACCACAGAACTTACACTTATAAGGCATAACCCATCTTTCATTTGATAGTCTAAGTTGTTTTGCGTGGGTATTTGCCTGCTTAAAAGAACCGTGCCTTACCTTTCCATTACACGACTTTCTTCTTTGCGCTCTGAGCGATGCCATTACCCCACCACCTCCTCATTATCAATAAAAAACTCATCTATCTGGCGCTTAACAAATCGCAATATTTTACTGACTTCTTCTGAAATTAATTTCCGGGCCTTGATCGCCTCCGGGCTGCCGTCCTGAACCTCGAACATGCCGCACAATTCTGGCATTATTTTATCTTCGAGAGTTTTCCATTGATTTGTATCCACGGTATGTAGTTTGGCTGTGAATTGCTTGACCAGATCCCGTTTGATCAGTTCGCCGCGTTTGACTTCTCGATCCTGCTTGGCCTTTTTTGCAATCTCTAATTCCTTGACTTTCTTAATCAGGTCTTGAGGTATGCGGTGGATGTTGTGGATGGTGATATCTTCAAAGCATTTTATGCCTGGGGGTAAGGCGTAGCCGTCGTCTGGTTCCGTGTCTGGATTGCCTGGCGGCGAATCATCAACCGGCGCGGTGATTGGTTCTACTGGTCCTGGTTTCGATTTCTTAGGAATAATTTTCTTGGCGGCTGACTTCTCTAAATGCGACCGGATATATTCCTTGGTCCGTCTATGTTCAAGATTGATTTTACTCCCGACCATGCCGAGCCGGTTGGCTTTACAGGCTTTTGTTATTGCTGGCCTTGATACGCCGACCATTTCTGAGAATACTTTTTTATTAACTATACTGCTGTCTGCTACCATATTTATCCTGTGGGTTAAAAAACAAAAAAATGACGGGCAGGATTTGAACCTGCACCAGCTAGTCGGTCTCTTTCAACCTCGTGACATTCGGGTATCCCCTATCTGGCCTCACGCTAGGTGTCTACCAATTCCACCACCGTCATTCCGACCATCGCGAATATCACCTTGAGGTGAAGAACAACTGGAGTTCTTATCTGGGCGATGGAACCTTTTGATCAGGACTACACAATAACCATAAAATGTTAACCAAGTCAAGGTTAACAAAATTATTCAAGAAGTTAACAAAATGTTTTTTTAGTACTGCCTTGGAATACAAGCCGGTCATGGTTTCCGGAAAATAATTAACTTGACATTATGGTTGACATTTTAAGACGCTGGTGGCGATTTATTAAAATGTTTCACGGACCGGAATGTTAACCTGTCGAGAACCTCTCGCACTAAAAAAATGTCGGAGTTGTTTAGACTATG